TTACACCCCGGACATTACCTTGCTGAGATTGTCGAGTACGCTCTCCGTGTCGATGTGAGTGTACTTTAACGTGGTATCGTAGCTGGTGTGACGGGTTATATCCATGATGACCGCTTCGGGTACACCAGCCTTTGAAAGCAGGGTAGCACAGGTGTGCCGTGCGGAGTAGGGCTGTAGTTCATCACGGAGCTGGTGCTTTTCTTTGAACGCCTGCCAAGCCCGGTAGAACGCAGTAGCGTTTCCGGGATAGAGAGTAGTGCTGCTTTTCTCCGCAAAGTGCCGAATCACCGGCTCAATCTTGTCGATTATGAATATAGGCGCGTTCTTGCCTTTGGCGGTCTTGATTCCGCCGAACATGACGTGCTTCTCAAAGTCAACGGAGCTGCTTTCAATGCTCCACAGCTCGCCTGTCCGCAGTCCGCAGTATAGGAGTATCAGCAGGTACCCTGCGAATTCCTCGCCCGTGTTCCAGCAGTGCCACAGAAGCTGGATCTCCTGCTCGGTGAACACGGTTTTCTCTCCGGCGGCTTCGTTCTTCGGGAGGACAAGGTGCGGCACAACGTTACGTTCGACCTTGCCGTCTATGTACGCGTATGTGAAAATCTTGTTTAAAAGATCCTTGATGTATCTTTTGGTGTAGAAGCCGCCGTCCACGTCGTCAATGATGTTCTGGAGGTCGCTCAGCTCGAATGCGTCCACGTTTACCATTTCTACGTCCCGCAAGTGCTTGTACGCTGACTGATACGTTTTCTGGCGCTTTTCGGACAGCTTGGCGAATGTCGGCTGCAACGCTTCGTATGCCTGCGCGATAGTGATGGACTTGTTCCGCTTTTTGTCGAGCTGTGAAAGGTATTCGCTGGCTTCTTTCTGTGTAGCGAATCCCTTTTTGCGGAGGGTTTTGCGCTTGCCGCCGACGTACCATGTCCGGGCGCACGCCCACTTGTCATTCGGGAGCTTGTATACGCTTCCGGTTCCGTTGCCGCGCTTCTTCACGGAGCGCTTCGGAGCTTCGTCTGTGACCTGGTTCGCTCCGCAGTACATACAGAATACCGAGCGTATGTCTATTTCGCGCTTGCAGCGGATACATTTCATGGCGGTTGTCCTTTCTAGTAGGTTCCCCTGTCCGTATGGGCAGGGGAATTTTGCTTTATATAACTTCTATTCTTGATTTATTCAAGACGTTCGTAATCAATCTCGTATCCGATAGCCTTAAGTTCTTTTAGCGTTTTGAATTTCCAATTCTCTCTATCGGTATAGACTATACCCTGCATATCTGATGGCAGTTCTACACCGTTCTGGGCAAGGATAATTGTCTTTTCGCGTCCGAGCTTTCCCATGAAATACCCCGCTTCAAAGACGACATTTTGCCTTGCGCGTGGATTAAGATTTTTGCCGTTATTCTCTTTACCCTCATCATCTGATGTGAACAAGCATATGGCCGCCCCAACATCGCTGTATTCTTCAAACTTCTCAATAATCGTCTTGCCGCCATTCGCTTGTTCGTTAAGAATAATAGCCCCTATTCCCTGTTTCTCAATCAAACGTGCAACGGATTGCTTTAATGCTTCATCATGCCCGTGGACAATGAATACCTTAGAAAAGTCGATGGTGTTATTTGTTAAGTTATCTTTCATTTTCGATCCCACCATTTCATCTTCCATATCAAACAAATAGGCAGTAAAAACAGCTTTTGTAGATTTGAGACCATCGGCGCATGCAACTATATAGTCGTAGTCAGAAGTATCAAGTGTACATACCATAGGGACAAAATATGTATTTAAAAAATGGGAATATTCATCGCTATTTTCTCCATAAATTTTCTTTAATAGGCGTTCTGTTTTTGTTTCCCACGTTACAAAATTAGGGTCGCTGCTTGTTACGTGTGATTGAATAAGAACATCTATTTCATCAATGATAGCCTTTAATTTTTCGTAATTTGACATTTGATCCTCCTTGTTATATCAACTCTTTAATCCTATCAATATCGTCAAAGAAGCAGACGGACTTATCCGCTCCAAAGTAGTCGCACTTGACACGAAGTTTGTCCGAAACCCTGAGCGTTCCCTTGTGTATGCCGCCGTCCGTGATATCTATCGAGTAAACTCCGTCATTTAGTGCGACTTTACATTCAGCGGACGGAATGGCAGTCTTTATTGCATTTACTGCTTTATCCCCGATAGTTTCCGTATGTACAGTTTCAGTGGTAGATACAGGCGCAGAAGTTATTGTTGCGCCCATGACTTTCAGCATAGCCTCTCTGGTAGCGGCGCGGTGCTTGTCTATCATCTGGGCGGTGATACGGTTCCCGGTCTTTATCTCCGGACGGGATAGGAAGTACTTGACAAGCTCGTCACTGGGGTTCACGAGATCCTGACGGAGAGTTTGCTCAACGACCTTGAGGTACTTCAGGAACACAGCCTTTGACAGAATATCCTTGACATTGAACACGGATTTGTGGAACTGCTCTAGCGATGAAAGGAACAGCTCCTCATCGTCCTCAAGAATGTTGAACGACAGAAACGGCTCATCGTCCATCACGTTCGGGGCGTTGATGTCGCTGAAGAAATTGTATGTAATTCCGTTAGTGAGTACCGCAAGCCGACAGCGGTTGGTCGAAAAGTAGCGGTAAAGCTGTCCCTGCTGCTGTTTCTGGAGCTTGAGCCCGGCGCGTTTGGCTTCGATAAGTAAGGTTGGTTCGCCATCATGGAGTATGACGTAATCAATTTTTTCGCCCTTCTTTCCGGCGACATCACAGGTGTACTCCGGAATAATTTCTTCTGGGTCAAATACATCGTAGCCGAGCAGAACGAGAAATGGCATGATTATTGCATTCTTGGTAGCTTCTTCAGTCATAGTATCGAATTTATCAGAGTACTGTTGCACTTTGTTACGGAATGTGCGGAAATCGTCTTTAAACATACTGCATTTATCTCCTATCAGAGTATAAACTTATGTAGGTACCGCCCTTATTCGGGGCGGCTTTTTTGCTGTTCTATCCACGGCTTGAAAGCCTGGAACACCTGCCGCTCAATGGGTGATGTCAGGAACATCTGCCGGGAATAGAGAAGCGCCATTCTGTCGGCGCGGGCTTGCGCGGCTGTGTAGCTTATCTGGCAGCGCTCCGCAATCTCCTCGGGGGTATGCAGGTCGAGCGCCCAGAGCACGCACGCCGGAGACAATATCCGAGCCGCGAACATGTCCGCTTCTTTTTCAACTTCCGGGCGGTCTTTGTTGAAAACTCTGGTGTGTCGTTCTCCTTCCCGGAGCGGGTGTCCGAGGAGAATGTGCCCGAGTTCGTGTGCGATGGTAAACCGCTTTCGCCCGGTGGAAGCTGAATCATCGTATACTATCAGCCATTCGCCGCTCTCGGTCTGGAAGCTGATTCCGCTCTGATCTGATTCGAGCATGCCGTACACGCTGTTCTTTGCTATCCTGATGTCGAAATGCCGTGCGATCTTCGTGACCGATACCGGTAGCTCCGTGATTCCTGCGTCAAGCAGACAGCGCCATGCGGCGTTTCTTACGTTCTGATATACTCCATAATTCAAGAATAGTCACCTCATGGCTATTATGCCATAGGTGAAAAGAATTATTATATATCAAAATATGTCAGAGGTCGCTGTCGTCTTTTATTGAATCATCGGCAAGCGCCTTTTGAATCTTAGCTTTCGACATCTTCACCTTATGCGGCGGCTGGTCGCTGCTAGAACGCGCAGCAGCATATACAGTTACCTCGTCTATGCCTAGCAGTTTGTCTACTGCAAGCTGCAATTCTGGGTGCGCCTTGTATGCGGCTATAAGCTGCTGCTCCTTTGTCGTCTGGAACTGCATGGACAGTTCCGGGGCAGTCGTTCTGCCGAGAAGATAGTCGATTGATACACCATAGTAGTCGGCTACCTGTTCAACTTTCGCTATGGACGGGTCGGAACCTTTCATAATGTTAGATATGAAATTCTTCCCTGCTCCACATTCGGCAAGGGCATTTGTTTTGTTTACCCCCTTTTGAGCGGATAACAAGTCAATATTTTGTATGAGTTTATTAATATCCATTTTTACACCTCCTTGACAAATCCTAAATATAGGATTATAATATAATCATACCCCACAACCACACTGGATAGGAGAATGATATGAAATTTGAAACGAAATATATCACAATGGCGTTACTCTATATTGTTTGGTTCACCTTTGTTTTTGCTATGTGTTATCTGTTTTCTCCGTGGTTTGTCCTTCTGCTCTTGGTGTCTCCCAGATGGTCGGACGAGTAACTGTAACACGTATAGTTCTAATTGGACAGCAAATTGAAATAAGTTGTTTGCCTAAATCGGTTAATGACATAGTCCCTTTAATTATTTCTATTTTCTCCAATGGCATGAGATTAGATTTGTAAAAATCGTATAGCTTGGTATTGTAAAATCCGCTATAATACGATTTATCATGCAATGATTCGCCATAATTCACATTGATTAAGCCAAGACGCTCTAATAATGTAATAGACGTAGCTTGCTTGACAATTCCTTCTTTGTCAGTCTGTTCTTTAGACAAATTTCCTAGATATATGTTTGACTGTAATGTAGTATACGCTTGGGTGTTTATTATCTTACGGTATTCACATATTGCAACATATGAAATGCCTCTTAACGATTTAAACAACTTTGCATCAAATGGACTCATTTGCTTAAGTATCTGCGGAAATGACGGATGAGCGGCATCAGATGTATCGCTGTTCATTGTTGAGGCAATCAGGTTAGAAAACATATCACGTAATTCTGCGTTTTCAATACAAAACTTTGACTCTTCAAGTGCAATAGTTGCTGTTTGTGTATCAGGTTCTATTAATTTTTCTTCGGGGATTGCTTCTATTTTTTCGCGGCATGATTTCTCAAATGTTTCAAGAGCAACCTGATATTTTATTTTTCTTTTATCTGCTGCAAATGAAATTCCACCGAATACAAGATACCAAAGGTCACCGAAAGTTTTTCCGGCATTTTCGGCTGTTGGATTCATTAATTTCCCGGCAGCTTCATCTACAGACTTTGGAATAAGCTCGTCCATTATAACACATCCTTCCTGCCGCCCCTCCGGGCGGCTTTTTTCTTTTTGCACAAATTTGCAAATCGCTTTTTGTGCAGTACAACGATAATCCTAAATCTATGATTTTGACGTTGACAAATCCTAATTTTAGGATTATAATATACATGTAGCAAAGCCGTGGCAAAGAAATGCGACAAATCCACCGCCCGAAAAGGGGGCGGCAGAACGGTATTATATTCCTCACAACTCTATAATACTACAATTCTAGCATTTTGTCAAGGTTTTACTACAAAACATATCAGAAAGGGCGTGATTTTATAGCACTCGCAAATTATAAGCTTTTCCGCGCAGAGATACGCAAGCAGATGGATCTCCGCGACTGGAAGTACAAAGATCTCGCAAAGGCTTCCGGGTATTCGGTAGCTGCCATCGAGGGGTTCATGGGCGGCTACCGCGTTAATGACAGAGTAGCCGGAGCGATAGCAAAGGCGCTGGATATCCCGGCGTATATGGCAACGTAAGGAGATGAACACCATGGAAATAGGCTACAAGCAGGCGATAAGAATAACGATCCGCGAAAAGAGCGGCAGACCTATCGCGGTGCTTACCGACAGCAAAATCATGACAGGAAGCGGCTACGAGGTCGAGATCGAGCGCCCCGAGGTCGATTACGCAACGCTGGAGGATATCGAGAAGATTGATTCCCCGATACTGCTCCCGCGCCAGATCGCAGGGTACCTGAAGTGCGGTCAGTACAGTATCAACTGCCAGGCAATGCAGGATCCGTCAAAGCTAGGGTTCCCGGTAATAATGACAGGTTCCCGCGTGAAGATTCCCAAGGAGGGATTCGTAAACTTTTGCAGAGGGAAGGAGGTCAAACGGTCATGACCTACGCGGAACGCTACGCGAAGCTAAAGGCGGAGCACAGGTGCGTTGACTGCAAAATCCAGCTTTCAGCCAGCAACAAGTTCACCAAGTGCGACCACTGCCGCGAGTACGACCGGCTCTATAAGAAGCGCCCGAAGCGCAGGCAGCCGAGCGCAAAGCCGGAGGGCGTGCTCACTATTTCGCAGGTCATAGCGCTTGCGACAGAGCGGCACGTCAGCTACGGCGAGATGGTGCTGTTGATGGAGGCGGAGGGAAACAAGGCATGAAATTCAAAATCGGCGATACAGTAAATCACCCCGAGCATGGGGTTGGGCTTGTTATGCAGGGGTTCGGCTCTGAGGGCGGCAACGAACGGTATGATGTCTATTTCGTAACAGTATTGCGGAATAACGGCATTGTTCGCTGCCCTGGTTCGGAGCTTTCCCTTATTGAGCATGAGGAGGCACAGGCATGAAGAAATACATACCCTACGCAATAGCCGCCCTAATAGGCTTCCACCTACGTTGGCTCGTGTCCGCGCTGAACGGCTGGAGCTACTCCATGAACGGCGCGGACATCATCGTAGCTCTGCTGTGCGTAGCTATGGTGTGGTCGTTCAAGGGAGCGTTCCTGCCGAAGAAAACGCCGGAAAGGAGGACAAGCAATGTACACCCCAAAAGAGCGCACGCACGCCATAATGCTGTATCAGAGCGGACTGAGCCTTAGAGCGGCGGCGAAAGAAATAGGCTGCACCGATACCACCGTCGAGAACTGGCTCAGAATCGAGGGAATCCCGCGCAGAAAAGACCGCAGCGGCAGAAATGGTTACACCAAAGCAATCAAGCGGAAAGCCCTGCAAATGCTCGATAACGGCATGACTCTCGGGGAGATACAGGTAATCCTGAAAATTCCACGCTCCACGATATGGCGCTGGAAGCAGAAAAAAGCCGCTAAGTGACGGCAATCACGAAAGCGGCAAAGAAATAATATCACATGCTCATTATATCATGAGCGGAAAGGTTTGTCAAGTGGACAAAATTTATGGCAAAGGCATAAACTACCGCCCGGTCATTGACGGCAAGCAGGACACCCCGCACAGCAAGGAGATATACCTTGAGAAGCTGCTCCCCCTTGAAGAATACGACAAGATAATCGTGCTCTTTTCGGGCGGGAAAGACAGTCTGGCGTGTGTGCTCCACCTGTTGGAGCTGGGCGTTCCCCGGGAGAAAATCGAACTGTGGCACCACGATATAGACGGCGGCGAGCCGAACCTGCACATGGATTGGCTTCCTACACAGAACTACTGTCGGGCTGTCGCAGAGTATCTCGGTATCCCATTGCGCGTAAGCTGGCGGATAGGCGGCTTCTGGAGCGAGGTCTACCGCGTGGGTGCTAGTAATCCTATCCTCTACGAGAATGGTGGCGAAATCGCCATGTGTAAGCTCTCAGAGCGCCAGAAGCGCACACTTGAATTAAAAAGCAAGGTCATGGGTGAAGACGAAAGCGCCAAGGTTGAAAATTACGGCAAGCGTGGAAATTTCCCGGCGAAATCAGCTAATCTTGCACAGCGCTGGTGCAGCTCTTATCTTAAAATCATGGTAGGCGGGGGAGCAATTCGCAGTCTTGAAGCGGACGAGCTCAAGGGAATCGGCGAGTGCAATAAATTCCCGGCAAAATCCGGAATAGCCAACGGTCGTTACTGCTCCCCGAACCTTAAACGTGTAGTCGGTGAGAGCGTTATCCGAGAAATTGAGAGCATAGGGAGCCGTATGAAGTTTCCTGCTAAGGGTAGCTGTCAGTCTGGAAGATGGTGCTCGGGAAGTCTGAAAGCTTCCGTCCAGAACGGAGTTACAAGCAATCTGGAGCAGACCAGGCAGGACGTGAAACTGTTGGTGATTTCCGGCGAGCGGCGCGAAGAAAGCAAGGGGCGGAGCAAATACAACGAAATCGAACTGCACCCTACCAACGCTACGGCAAAAGCCAAACGGCTTGTACATACATGGCGTACGGTCATTGACTGGTCGGAGGCGTATATCTGGGAGATCATCAAACGATGGCACATTTCTCCGCACCCATGTTATTTCGCAGGCTGGAACCGCTGCTCCTGCGCGATGTGCATATTCGGTCTGCCGAAGCACTGGGCTGGAATCCGGGAGTTGTTCCCAGACTGGTACGAGCAGTTCAGACAAGCGGAAATTGAACTTAATTTCACCCTTGATAACAAGAAAAATCTTGACGAGTACATTGGGGACGCGGAAAGCTGCGTCTGCCGGGACAATCCTAGAGCAATCCAGCAGCTTCTATCCGGCGAATTCTCCGTTGATGATGTCTACGCGGAAGATTGGCAGTACCCGGCGGGAGCTTTCAAGGGCGCGGACGGCGGTCCGTGCTGATGAATAATTATTTATGGAGGGATAAATCATGACCCATTTCACAGACGCCGGCGAGAAATCGCCGGAGGAGCGCGAGAAGATACTCCAGGACATTTTATCGACCATAAAGGAGAAGTAACATGAACGAATACAAGAAGAAGCGCATGGAAGCCGAAAAGAGCGGCGGGCAGATGTCTTTTGATGATATGAGGTAAACATGGAATCCTATGAAAATTTTATCGCCAGCAAGGCGATAACAACAGTTTCTTCCGGAATAAACGTCACCGCAGAAGAACTCAACCCCATGCTTTTCGACTTCCAGCGCGATATCGTAAGGTGGGCGCTGGCGAAAGGCAGGGCGGCGATATTCGCGGACTGCGGCGACGGAAAGACCGCAATGCAGCTCGAATGGGCTGAACAGATACGCCACAGGACAGGCGGCAAAGTCCTGATAGTAGCACCGCTGGCAGTATCGGCGCAGACCCAGCGCGAGGGTGAAAAGTTCGGGATCAGGGTGAACATCTGCGCTTCACAGTCTGACGTGATCGCCGATTCCGTGAACATCACCAATTACGAAAAGCTGGACAAGTTTGTATCTTCTGAGTTCACAGCGATAGTTCTGGACGAATCCAGCATTATCAAGAGTTTTTCCGGAAAGATACGCAACCAGATAATCGGAATGTTCGGCAAAACGCCCTACAAGCTTGCCTGCACCGCTACTCCTGCGCCGAACGACTACATGGAGCTCGGCAACCACTCTGAATTTCTCGGCGTAATGACCCGCGCGGAAATGCTTGCGATGTACTTCGTGCATGACGGCGGCGAGACCTCGAAATGGCGGCTCAAGGGGCACGCCGCAGACCTTTTCTGGCGCTGGCTGTCAAGCTGGTGTGTGGTTATGGACGACCCGAAGAAGCTCGGCTACAAGTGCGAGGGCTACGACCTGCCAAAGCTTAGCGTGCATGAAATCGTCGTTGACGGCGAACAGGCTGAAAACGTCGCCCTGTCGCTCACAGAACGCCGCGAAGCCCGCAGGGATTCTCTCGCAGAACGCTGCAAGGCTGCCGCAGATCTGGTGAATTCATCTGACGAAAACTGGCTGTGCTGGTGTGACCTCAACGCCGAAGCGGACGAGCTTCACAGACTGATACCCGGTAGCGTGAATGTGCAGGGCTCAGACACTCCGGAATTCAAGACGAGATCCATGCTGGATTTCGCCGCCGGAAATCTGAAGTGCCTTATCACAAAGCCGAAAATCGCAGGCTACGGCATGAACTGGCAGAACTGCCACAAGGTCGTTTTCGTGGGTCTTTCGGACAGCTTTGAAGCTTATTATCAGGCTGTACGCCGCTGCTGGAGATTCGGGCAGAAGTACGATGTTGATGTGTACATCATTATTTCGGCGCGGGAAGGCGCGGTCAAGGAAAATATTGAGCGTAAGCAGCACGACAACGAGCAGATGAAGGAACACCTCATCGAACTCACAAAGGATATTACCCGACGCGAACTTACAGCAACGGTGAGGATATCCACTGAATACGAGCCGCACAAGGCAATGCGGCTGCCTGAATGGGAGGAAATGAAACATTATGCCTGATGTAATTAACCAGACAATCGGCGAAAAATACGCTTTGTATCACGGCGATAGCTGCGAGATAATCAAGGGACTGCCGGACAATTCCGTGCATTACACGATATTTTCGCCGCCGTTCGCAAGCCTTTACACCTACTCCAACAGCGACCGTGACATGGGAAACTGCAAGAACGATGAGGAGTTCTATGAGCATTTCAAGTATCTCGCGGCTGAACTCTACCGCGTGACTATGCCGGGGCGGCTGCTGTCATTCCACTGCATGGATCTCCCGAAGATGAAGGAGCGCGATGGCGTTATCGGATTGAAAGATTTTCCGGCAATACTCCGTCAGGTGTTCGAGGACTGCGGGTTCATCTATCACAGCCGCGTGACGATATGGAAGAACCCGGTCACGGAAATGCAGCGCACAAAGGCGCTCGGGCTGCTTCACAAACAGATTAAGAAAGACAGCGCCATGAACCGCCAGGGAATACCCGACTACATACTCACAATGAGGAAGCCTGGCGATAATCCGGAGCGCGTGACCCACACAGATGAGAGCTTCCCCTGTGATGTCTGGCAGCAGTACGCAAGCCCGGTGTGGATGGATATCCGGCAGTCCGATACGCTCCAGAAGAATTCAGCCCGGGAAGAAAAGGACGAACGGCATATATGCCCCTTGCAGCTTGAGGTTATTCGCCGTTGCATTGAGCTCTGGACTAACCCCGGGGATATCGTGCTTGAACCTTTCGGCGGTATCGGCAGCGTGCCGTATGTGGCAAGGACACTCGGCAGACGTACGATAGCCTGCGAGCTGAAAGAAAGCTATTACCGCCAGATGGTGGCGAACGTTGAGAATGCGGAAGAAGCAATGTGCAAGAACGTAGGCGGGCAGCTTACATTCGGAGATTTGAAGGGATAAATCATGACCAATTTCACAGACGCCGGCGAGAAATCGCCGGAGGAGCGCGAGAAGATACTCCAGGACATTTTATCGACCATAAAGGAGAAGTGACATGCTAAGAATCGAAGATCATTGCGTAGGCTGCCCTGATGGGGCACCGTGCATGGGCAGTTCCTGCCCGAACAGAAATGTGCCGGTATGGTACTGTGACGAGTGCGAGCGAGAATACGACCGGGACGAGCTGAGACTCCTTGACGGGAAGCAGCTTTGCTATGACTGCTTCTGCGAGGAAGCGTGGCTCAGCGCAGATGAACCAGAGGAGGAACAGTAATGCCTAGAAAGCTGGTAAAAACCACAGATATCACCCGTGAACAGTGGCTCGAATATCGCAGGACAGGGCTCGGAGGCTCTGACGCGGCGGTCGTAATGGGGCTGACCCCGTACCGCTCGAAGATCGAGCTCTGGGCGGACAAGACCGGGCGCATGCCGGAAACCGAGGACAACGAGGCAATGCGCACCGGGCGCGATCTGGAGCAGTACGTTGCAGAGCGCTTCTGCGAGGCTGCCGGAAAGAAGGTCCGCCGCCGCAACTACATATTCCAGCACGATGAATACGACTTCATAACCGCGAACGTCGACCGTGAGATCATTGGCGAGAATGCCGGACTGGAGTGCAAGACAACATCAGCGTTCGCCAAAGCTGATTTCGACAGCGGCGAGATCCCGCTGTACTATTACTGCCAGTGCTGCCATTACATGAACGTCATGGGGTACGACCGCATGTATCTTGCGGTACTCATCGGCGGGCAAAGGTTCCGTTGGTTCACCATCGAGCGGAACGATAGCGAGTGCGCGGCGCTGCTGAGATCCGAAATAGCATTCTGGAACGACTGCATAAAACCGGATATCCGCCCTGAACCGGACGGCTCCGAAAGCGCCGAACACACTCTGAAAGCTCTGTACCCTGACTGGCAGGACAACGCTATCGCTATGTTTGAGCAGAACGACGCCGCTGCCGAGCTTGCAGCCGTGATGGCTCAGAAAAAGGAACTCGAAACCCGGGAAAAGGCTCTCAAACAGAAGCTCCAGACAGCTCTCGATGGCAATACAGATGGCCTGACAGTTGACTGGCACATCTCATACAAGCCGCAGAGCCGATCTACTGTAGACAGCAAGCGCCTCAAGGCAGAGCGCCCGGACATCTACTCAGAATATCTTAAGGAAACCAAAGCGATGATATTCAAGATATCGGAAAGGAAAGAATCATGACCACTACGACCAACACAAACGGCGTTATTGCCGCCGCGGCTCAGACAAAGCCGCAGGAAGCCCCGGCAAAGGCTACTCCGGCACAGATGCTCAACAGCCTGCTGAACAACGGAGCGATTCAGCAGACCCTCAAAAGCACGCTCGACAAGAACGCCGGAGCTTTCGCCGCGTCTGTAATGAATCTGTTCAACAACGATACACTGCTTCAGCAGTGCGAACCCAGAGCAGTGCTTGCGGAGGCGCTGAAAGCGGCGGCGCTCAAGCTCCCTGTCGAGAAACAGCTCGGATTCGCTTACATCATTCCGTACAAGGACCACGGTGTTCCGAAGCCGCAGTTCCAGCTCGGCTACAAAGGATACATACAGCTTGCGATGAGGACAGGCGAGTATCGCTATATCAACGCCGGAAAGGTATACGAAGGCGAGCTGAAAAGCGAGGACAAGCTGACCGGCGCGGTAGATATATCCGGTGAGCGCGTATCTGATAAGATCATAGGATATTTCGCGTACATCGAAACGCTGAACGGATTCAGCAAGACCTACTACTGGAGCCGCGAAAAGCTCACTGAACATGTAAAGAAGTACAGCAAGGCTTTCCAGAAAGGGAGCGCAATATGGCGCGACAACTTCGATGAAATGGCTATCAAGACAGTGCTGCGGAATCTGCTCTCGCACTACGGGATCATGTCCATTGAGATGAGCAGCGCTCTGTCCGATGAGGCGGCGCCCGGAAAGCTCCCCGGCGAGCCTGCGGATGGTCCTGAGATAATCGTAGACAGCGATTCGCCGGACGAGTCGGAGGAAAGCCCCGCAGATTTGCAGTAATTTGCAGTCCTGCGCGGCGGAAAATAATATAAGTGGATATTGAGGGGGTGTAATTGTGGCGAATTTCAGTAATATCTCATTTGAGGAGTTTGTAAAAGAGCGTAATAAGGCCCTTTTTTCGTACGATGAAACGAAGATAAAGGCATATATGCAGAAATACGGAGTGCCGATACCAGATAATGAAACCGTATTCTGGGCGATGGTGAACAAGTGTATCTGCAATGTCACATCGGCGCCGCCCGAGCTTGTTGCAAAGGCGGAAAAATGGCTGTCAGAGCGTGGAATGTCAAAGGAGATACGATAATGTACAACAAAGTGATAATGATGGGGCGTATCTGTACGGATGTGGGACTCAAAACTACGCCGAACGGCACGAATGTCTGCTCGTTCCGGATAGCCGTTGACAGACGGTTCCAGCAGAAGGGCGAGGAACGCAAGACGGATTTTTTCAACGTGGTGGCATGGCGCTCCACCGGGGAGCTTGTCAATAAGCACTTCGGCAAGGGGCGCATGATACTCGTAGAGGGCGAAATGCAGACCCGGCAGTACACGGACAAGTCCGGGAACCAGTCCACATGGTACGAGATAAACGCCGAGCGCGTAAGCTTTACGGGCGAGAAGTCCGGGAATGCTCCTGCCGCCGATACGGTTCCGGCTGCTGCTCAGGCAGCGCAGAATGCTTCTCCGGAAGCTCCGGCGGCTGATTTCTCGGGCGTAGGCAGCGACCAGTATCCATTCTGATAGATAGGAGGGCATGCATGACAGAGGGTATACCGTACTTCTCTCTGGATTGCCGGTTTGATGATAAGCTTGAGGAAATAGAAGATATGTTCGGTATGAAAGGGCTTGGTATCATAATCAAGCTCTTTCAAAAGATTTATGGTATACACGGATACTATTGCGAGTGGAACGACAGGGTGGCGTCAAGGTTTGCAAACCGTGAGGCGTTTGTGGGTGTTGATGTTGTTCGTGAGGTTGTTGCCGCTGCGCTCAGAGAATCCAAGAATCATGAATCGCTGTTCGACAAGGAAATGTATACCAAATACGGAATACTGACTTCTCGCGGAATCCAGAAGAGATATCTGAAAGCGGCAAAGTCGTTGAAACGTAAGGATATTTTTCCTGTCTTAGAGTATGTAATTATTCCTCTCGATGATTCAGATATAGGCAATTCCGGAAAAAACGCTGATATTTCCGGAAAAAGCAACGAAAACTCCGGAAAAAACGGCGATATTTCTTCCCTAAATGAAAAGAAAAGAAAAGAAATGAAATTAAAAGAAAGGGAAAGCAGGACGGCTGCGCCGCCTGCCCCTTCCCCCACCCGCGAACAGCTTGTGCGCAAATACGGGGAGAAGGCTGTTGCCTTGTATGAGCAGAAATATCAGAACTGGCAGCAGCGCAAAGGAATATCTGGAGGTATCTCCTACGCGAGAATAGCCGAGTGGCTGATCGCCGACGGAGTACCGGAGCAGAACAGCAGCATAGATCAGGAAGATATCTTGCGTGAATTGCAGGAGCAGTATTCGGAGGAGGGACAGAATGCAGATTGAATTCACGGTTCCGGGCGAGCCGTTCGGGAAACAGAGACCCAGGCACAGCCGGGTCTCCGGTACTACATACACTCCGAAGGAGACGAAGCTTCAAGAACAGCTTATTCAGTGGGCGTACCGCAAAGCGGGAGGACATAAGTTTCCAGAGGATTCGGAAATCAGAATCACGATAATCGCAGTGATGGGCATTCCGAAAAGCACTCCGAAGTATCGCCGGTCTGATATGCTCAGCGGGAAGATTCGTCCGACCAAGAAACCAGACTGGGACAACATAGGAAAGCTCGTCTGCGACGCGCTGAACGGCGTGGCTTATGACGATGATAAGTGCGTGTGCGAGGCGGTCGTCCGGAAGTTTTACGGCTGCGAACCCCGCATTCTTGTGAGATTGGAGGATATCAATGCGTGAGATACTTTTCAGAGGAAAGTCAATACACGGCGAGTGGGTCATTGCAAGCTTTATCGATATCAGTGCTTCAAACTGTGAGGTTATCGGTAATATTCACGACAACCCGGAACTGCTGGAGGTGAGCGGTGATGAATGAAAAAGCGGTGCTGCTGAGCATACAGCCGAAATGGTGCGGGCTTATCGCAAACGGCAAGAAAACTATTGAGGTACGCAAAACCAGACCGAAAATCGATAACCCGTTTAAATGTTACATATATCAGTCTAAGAGCAAAGACCTGTTGATGTATGTAATGAAAGACGGCGATAATGATTACGGCACAATCTATCACGGAAAGCCGGTATTCATTAAAACATTATCGCCGTATTCAAACGGCAACGAACAGAAAGTCATCGGTGAATTCACCTGCGACAGTATTTCCGAGTACGAAGCCGAGTTTTGCAAAACTGATGCCTTTTACCAGGACATCAGAGAAATATTTCGCGATGCCGATTTCCCCGATGACGACGACCGCAGAGATTTCAAAGTGCTTACCTCAAACGAAGCAGACAATCCCAATGATTGTGATTTCTGCCGTTCGTGCTGCATGACGTTCGATGATGTTAAGGCGTACATCGGCGAGGGATTCTGCAAGACGTTTTGGGGCTGGCATATCTCCAATCTGGAAATTTACGAAAAGCCGAAGGAATTGAGCCTTTTTGAAAAGCCGTGCTCGCACAATTGCGAGAATTGTAAGTATTATTGCACAAGTAGCTTGGAAGAACCAGCTTATTGTGAATGGGAAGATTGCGAGATATCAAAGCCGCCGCAGTCGTGGCGCTATGTGGAGGTGAGCGGGAATGAGTGACCGCAGAAAACTTACTGCTGCCGAACGCCAGCAGATCTATGAGAAATTCGGCGGTCGCTGCGCTTATTGCGGCTGCGAAATCACTATCAAGGACATGCAGGCA